GTGCATGACGCGCTCGGCACTCCGGCGACCAAGCAACCCGAACAACGGAACATATTTGAGGAGGGCGCATCATGGTAGGGCTGGCAGAGGTATTCATGGATTTGGAGCGGGTCATAAATTCCCTGATCTCATGGGTATATCAACGCCCACAATGCGGATGGGGTTATATCGAAACCCGCCGTCCCTGCAAAGGTTATCCGAAGAGGTCGTTTTGGCAGCGAATACGCTCGAATCCGATGCGACGCAATTACCATTAAGGCCGACAGTAGATAATGTAAAATACCCGCATTTCCGCGCGAAATAGCAATAAGTTTTGAATCATGGAAACAACCTACAATAAAGACATAGCTCATTGCAGCGGCTATTGCTGCCTGTTGAGCGACCAATGCCGGAGGTATCATCTCTTCCGCGCATGGGAGCGGCGTAAATTGCCGCCCGCTCCGTTTATTATGGCATGCTTCGATATGGATACCGAAACATGCCCGAATTTCCTCCATTTGGAACAAACGACACCACGAAAAATGGAAAAGAAGAAAATCGTCATCACCTTGTCGCGGGTGTTCCCGACGACGCATAGCCGGAAAGGCCAGCCGACTGGCTTCAAGGAAAAGCTCGCATCAGGCTGTAAGTTGCATACCATCCGAGGCAATTTCGACCAATGGAACGCCATCGCGGAGAAGATGCAACGGGGCGGCTATTGCCTCTCGATCCGCCAATGGTCGGGACGCCCGTACAACTCGCCGCAGGTAGAAATTGCCCACCTCGACCAGCCTATCGGCATCCAGCGGATAGAGCTGCATTATCATAGCGAAAACGATACGATCACCGCCCGCATCGACGGTCGGGAATGGATCGACGCGGACTGCTATGAAATCGCCAAAAACGACGGACTGAATACAACCGACTTCAAAGAGTGGTTCTTCGGCCGACACCCGAAAGGGGATAAAGTTTTTCACGGCGTCATCATCCATTTCACGGATTTTCGGTATTGATATGAGGCATCAGGAAAGCATCATCCAGCAGACCTGCGTCCGTTGGTTCCGAATGAAATACCCGCAGCTCGCCTTGCTCCTCTTCGCCGTCCCGAACGGCGGGGCACGGCTTCGATCCGAGGCGGCGATCATGAAAGCCGAGGGAACGATGAAAGGCGTCGCCGACCTCCTGCTCCTGTTCCCGGCAAAGCGGTTTCACGGCTTATGTATTGAGATGAAGACCCCGACGGGCCGACAGCAACCATCGCAAAAGGCATGGCAGGAGCGGGCGGAATGGGCCGGATACAAGTATGTCATCTGCCGCTCTTTTGACGAGTTCATGGCCGAAATCGACGCTTATTTGAAGTAAACTTTATTTTTTTGCCTTAATAGCTACCTATTAGGTACTATTTTTATACCTTTGTGGTATCTATCTTAAAAATGAACAGTTATGAGTAAAGAGAACAAGCCTCTGAAAGCCATCGACGCCGACTTCGTCTCGCTGGAATTGGATCGGTTGGAGCTGAACGAGGGTCAGCTCGACGGCCTCCCCGCGAATCCCCGCGAGATATTGGAGACGAAGCTCGACCTTCTGAAAAAGGATATTCAGGCATACCCCGAACTGATGAAATACCGTATGCTGCTGGTATATCCGCTCGACAACGGCAAGTATATCATCATCGGCGGCAATATGCGCTATCGAGCCATGCTCGACCTCGGCTACAAGAATGCCCCGTGCGTCATCATCCCGAAAGAAACCCCCATTGAAAAGCTGAAAGCCTACACGATTCTCGATAACTCCGGCTTCGGTCGGTGGGAGTGGTCGATGCTGGCGAACGAATGGGACGCCGATGCTTTGGCCGCATGGGGCCTCGATCTGCCGATGAATGAAAGCGAGATCGACGTAGATAGCTTTTTCGACAAGCTTGACAAGGAGGCCGAGAAAGACAAGGGCGAGAAGATCACCGTCTCGATTCCCGATGAGTATGCCGACCAAAAGGAGGAGATCAAATCCCGGATCGAGGCAACGCTCATGGGCGAGTTCGAGGGCATCAAGATCAAGTGATGAAAATCCATCTCGCAGGCAACAATCCCTATCCGGGCATAATCCTGATCCGCTTGTATGAGAGCTGGATCGGCGAACGTCTCGGAAAATTCGGGGGGGGGTATTTAACGACCTGTATTTCAGAGTATTTGAATAGAATACCTCTTAAAGAGATTAACAAGGATGCTATGAGGATATTTCTTGCCGGAGGAATTTCAGGCAACCTCCGCGAATTTTGGCAAAAGGTTATGAAAGTTTACTGTGCATCGCCCAACAGCCGCAAAGAAGTCATCGAAGCGATGAACAGCTTTCTCGCGGGCGACAAGGACAAAATAATGCGGGAATCCATCTACGGAGCGGACTTCTTCGTCGGGGACGGGGATAGCACCCTATCAGGTATCAATGTCCTCGAAAGCTACTACTACCTGCGGAAGAACGAGGATTTCATGCCTCTCGTCAGGCATTTCGGGTCATTCCTGCTCGATAGCGGGGCTTATACGTTCATGGCCGGTTCCCACAAGGGCGGCTGTGATTGGGATGCCTATGTATCGGAGTATGCCGACTTCATCAACCGCTTCGACGTAAAACTCTTTTTCGAGTTGGATATTGACAGCGTCGTCGGGCTGGCGGAGGTCGAGCGGTTGCGGCACAAGCTCGAAAGGATGACGGGCAAGAAGCCCATCCCCGTATGGCACAAGAACCGAGGCAAGGAGTATTTCGTCAAGATGTGCGAGGAATACCCCTATGTCGCCATCGGAGGCATCGTAACGAAAGAAATTCCCCGCAAAGTCTATGAGACGGCGTTTCCGTGGTTCATCAACACCGCCCACAAGCACAAGGCGAAGATTCACGGGCTGGGATACACCACCGTCGCCAACCTGCAAAAGTATCGGTTCGATTCGGTCGATAGCACCGCATGGCTCTACGGCAATCGCGGCGGCTACATCTGCAAGTTCAACCCGCGCACCGGATTGATGGAGCAGATGAGCAAAGAGGGATGCAGGCTCAAATCGAGAGAGGGCGCGGTAAACAACTTCAACGAGTGGGTCAAGTTCAGCCGATACGCCGAAAAATTCCTGTAATTCCGATTCTTACTTAAAAAGCAACAAGGATATGAAAGATTCTGTCATCATCGTATCGGGAGGCATGGATAGCATCACCCTCCTGCATGAAAAGGCCGAGGAAATCGCATTGGCCGTAACGTTCGACTATGGGAGCAACCACAACAAGCGCGAGGCCGAGTGCGCCGCGCGGCATTGCCAGCAGCTCGGCATCGAACACATCATCATCCCGCTTGCATTCATCGGTCAGTATTTCAAATCCTCGCTTTTGGAGGGCGCGGACGCCGTGCCGGAGGGCCATTATGAGGCCGAAAACATGAAATCGACCGTCGTGCCGTTCCGCAATGGCATCATGCTTTCTGTGGCCTGCGGGCTTGCCGAAAGCAGAAAGTTGAGCAAGGTACTCATCGCCAATCACGGCGGCGACCATGCGATCTATCCCGATTGCCGCGCGGGATTCGTGCATTCCATGTCGGAGGCCATGCGGCACGGCACCTACATCGGGGTACAGATCGACGCGCCCTATACAGGCATCAGCAAATCCGACATCGCCCGCATCGGCAAACGGCTCGGTCTCGACTACTCCACGACCTACTCCTGCTACAAGGGCGGCGAAAAGCATTGCGGCAAGTGCGGGACATGCGTCGAGCGCAAGGAAGCCCTCCGAGATGCCGGAATCGAAGATACGACGGAGTATGAAACGGAATGACGCCAATCTCATCACGCTGAATGTCGTGTTTGTCGTGTGCCTGATCGTGGCGAACGTCGTTACGAGCAAGGTTCTCGATACCGGCATCCATATCGGCGGGGTTCCGATTCTCATTCCGGGCGCGGCTTTGACCTATGCCATGACTTTCCTATGTACGGATGTCATCGGCGAGATATGGGGCAAAAAAGAGGCGAACAAGGCCGTTATCAGGGGCTTTGTAGCCCAACTTGTCGCCCTCGTCCTGATTATCCTGACGATGTATCTCCCCGCCTATGACGAGGAAATGCAACGGGCCTACCGGATGCTGCTCGGTCAGACGCCGGTATTCGTATTCGGGTCGCTGGTCGCCTATCTATGCTCCCAAAGCTGGGATGTATGGATATTCCACAAGATACGAGGACGGTTCTGCGGCAATCCCAAACGGCGGTGGATATGGAACAACGCATCGACCCTGACCTCGCAGATCATCGACACGGCGATTTACATCTCAATCGCATTCGGCATCGGTCTCGGATGGTTCATGCAGGAGGGCGGCATGATGCTCGTCCTCGGCATGGTCATCGGGCAATACCTGCTCAAAGCGGGGTTGGCTCTATGCGACACGCCGTTTTTCTACCTCTTAACTCGCAAATATCAAGAAGTATAGCAATGTATTACGTTTCAAAAAGAATGGAGATCGCGGGAAGCCATCGGCTGACCCTCTCCTACAAAAGCCAATGCCAGCAGTTACACGGCCATAATTGGGTCGTAACGGTGTTCTGCAAGGCAAAAAAACTGAATGCCGACGGAATGGTCTGCGATTTCAAGCGGATCAAGGACAAGATTCACGGCTACCTCGATCACGGTAACTTCAACAAGCTGCTGCCGTTCAATCCGACGGCCGAGAACATTGCCCGATGGATCGTCGAGCAGATTCCCGAATGCTACAAGGCGACGGTGCAGGAAAGCGAGGGCAACGTCGCAATCTATGTCTCGGACACCAGCAAAGACGAGGAGGGCGCACTATGAGAGTAAACGAAATTTTCTACTCGATTCAAGGCGAGGGCCGCTATACCGGCACTCCGGCGATCTTTATTCGCCTTGCTGGATGCAATCTCCGATGCGATTTCTGCGATACGGAGCATCAGCCCTACCAAGACCTCACCGAAGAGGAGATCATGCGGCAAATCGCCGATTTTCCGACCTCGCACGTCGTGATTACAGGAGGAGAACCGATGTTGCAGATCACGCAATCGCTGATCCATCGACTACGCAACGGAGCGGGCAAGTTCGTACAGGTGGAAACCAACGGCACGATCCCGATCAAATGCTATCTCCCCGTCGATTGGATCACCTGCTCGCCGAAATTCGACTTTTGCCCTCATGCCGAGCTTCGGCTCCAACGCATCGACGAGCTGAAAGTCGTATATCAAGGTCAGGATATGACGGCATACGACGGCATCGAGGCCAAAGAGTACTACTTGCAGCCCTGCGATTTCAAGGACGAGGCACGGAACGCGGAAAACCTCGCGGCAACTATCAACTACATCAAATCACACCCGAAATGGAAGCTATCACTCCAAACGCAGAAGATATTATCGGTGCGCTGAAAACGCTCATCCGCGCCATCGGGGAAGACCCCGACCGCGAGGGCCTGATCGGTACTCCCGACCGCATTATGCGGATGTGGAAAGAGATATTCCGAGGCTACGATCCGAAGCAGAAGCCGAAGATCACCACATTCGCCAATGAGGAGGGCATGTCGGATATTGTATTCGACTGCGGCGACTACTATTCGATGTGCGAGCATCATATCCTGCCGTTCTTCGGCCGGTATTACTTCGCCTACATTCCCAGCCCGAAAGGACGCATCCTCGGCATCAGCAAAGTCGCCCGCGTGGTCGGCTATTGCGCCGCCCGCTTGCAGTTGCAGGAGCGGCTGGCGCGGGACATCGTGCAGATGCTTTCCGAGGCCCTGAACAACGAGGCTCTCGGCTTCGCTATCGTGATGAAAGGGCAACACCTGTGCAAGACGATGCGAGGTGTGCGGAATGACGGCAAGATGTCCGTAGCGCATTTTACGGGCGTCTTCAACCTAAACTCCGACCTACGCAAGGAATTTTACAAACTCATAGACCTGAACAGCAATGGCTAAATACAATGCGGCCAAAATCGAGGAGTGCGAGGCATGGGTAGCCGCTCATGGCCTGATCGACTACGGCGGGGCGAAACTGAAAGAGTTTGTCCGCGAGATGGGGATCGACGAAAAGACCTACCGCCTGTGGATGAAAGGCAAGCCGCAGTTCAAAGAGGCCATCGAGCGGGCAAAGGAGGTTTTCAAGCAGAACCTCACCCATGATCTCGCCATCTCGCTATCCAAAGCCGCCAAAGGGTATGAGCATGAGGAAACCGAGCAGGAGTTCCGCGTCGGAGCGGACGGACAGCCGACCCCGTTCAAGATGAAGAGGAAGAAAATCCATGTGCAGCCGAATATCGGGGCCGCTATTTTCCTCCTGACGAACCTTGACCCCGAACACTATCAGAACAGGCAGCGCAACGATGTAACGCTCAAAAAGGACGACGAAAAACCGATGACACTCGATGAGATCAATGCAGAAATCGCACGACTTGAAAAGTTTGAGGATAAGGCGGATAAATAATGAGATCATCTACAATCGAGGTACGCGAACAGTTGATGAGGTTGAAGCGCGAGAAATTGAAACTCGAAGCTCCGACCTCCTTTTCGCGTTTCCTCGGTTATAGTAATCCAAAATACGAATTAGAGTGGTTCCATAAGCTCATCGCGGATCATTGCCAAATGCTGTTGGAGGGCAAGATCAAGAACCTGATGGTTTTCATGCCCCCGCAGCACGGAAAATCGGAAATCATCTCCCGTAATTTTCCCGCATGGGCGCTCGGACAAAACCCCGACCTAAAAATTGTCGGCTGTTCCTACTCCTCCGACCTCGCGCAACAATTTTCGCGCTCAATTCAGAGGACGATAGACAGCAAGGAGTATCAGGCAATATTTCCCGCTACCTACCTCAATGGCTCGAATATCCGCACGGATTCGCGGGGTTATTTGAGGAATGTCGATCTCTTCGAGATGGTAGGACATCGAGGATTTTACAAGGCGGTCGGCGTAGGAGGTTCTTTGACAGGTACACCCGTCGATATTGCGATCATCGACGACCCGGTGAAAGATGCGAACGAGGCAAATTCCATCACTTACCGACAGAGGGTGTGGGATTGGTATAACACCGTCCTTTCGACCCGTCTGCACAACAATTCGCGGCAGCTCTTCATCATGACGCGATGGCATGAGGACGACCTCGCCGGACGCATCCTCAAAGCCGAGCCGCAGGAGTGGACGGTACTCGCCATCCCCGCGATCTGCGAACAGGAGTACGACGGAGGATTGAGCGAACGGCATATCGGCGACGCACTATGGCCGTCGCGCCACTCCATCGACAAGTTGCAGAAGCAGAAAGCCCGCGCCCCGCGTGAGTTCAATGCCCTGTATCAGCAGCACCCGACCATCGAGGGCGGCAATATCGTGAAAAGGGATTGGTTCCGCACGATTCCGCTTGCCGAGTTCCGGTCGCTGCGCTTCAACGAGCCGATACACTTCTACCTCGATACGGCCTATAACAAGAAGAAAAAGGGCCAAGACAACGACCCCAGCGGCGTACTGGCGGCCTGCCGGATCAGGAATTACATCTATCTGATCGACGCGCAGAAAGTGTATAAAGAGATGCCCGACCTGTTGCGGTTCCTGCCTCAATACATCGCAGCGCATGACGGCAACTCCGAGAGCAAACTTCATGTCGAGCCGAAAGCCAACGGCGAGAGCGTGGTGCAGATGCTTCAAGAAATCTCGACCCTCAATGTCAAGCGGACGCCCACGCCGACCGATGATAAGGAGGTGCGATTGCGGGCCGTTTCGCCGCGCGTGGAGTGCGGGCGGGTGTTCATCGTCGAGGGATCATGGAACGACGATTTTCTCGATGAAGTATGCGGATTTCCGAGCCAGCCGCACGACGAGTTCGTCGATATTCTCGGATATGCGATAAACGACCTGTACGATGAGGACGACGATATAGACTACGACGTATTGAGTAAGTCGAGTTTAGGTATGTAAACCAATAATTTAAGGATATGATGCTATTTGATTTGTTTCGCAACTATCTCAATGCTCTTGTAGGACGAAATCAGGAGTTTGAGAAACTATTGGCCGCCAAAGACATTTCGGCGGTCAAGGAGCGCATGGGCAACCGTATGGATATGGCGATTGCCGCGCTCAAAGAGTATGAAGTAACCTCCCATGAAATCATGAAGCGGGAGGACAAGATCATCACCGACAAAAAGGGGAATTTCATCCGGTTCGAGCCGGTATGGAAGCTGCCGATCCCCTATCAGGTTTACATCAATGAAATCGCCCTCGTATTCCTCTATGGTCGTCCGGTGAAATGGACGCAGCAATCCACAGGGACAGATCGGGCGTTCCAAAAATTTCAGGATGTCATCGAGCACACTCACTTCAACAGCAAACTCCGCCAATGCAAGCGTATCGCCGGATCAGAGACCGAAAGTGCGATGCTTTTCCGCGTTTTCCGCGATGCGAACGACGCGCCGGACGTTCAGATTCGAGTGCTCGCCAAGAGCAAGGGAGATGAGATTTACACGCGCTGGGATCTCGTCTATCACTTCGACATCTACACCCCGAACATCATCTACCGCTGCACGCGGAAGAGCATCGGATGGGAGGTCGTCGAGGAGACGAATTTCATAGGCAAGATTCCGATCATCCTCTTCCAGCAGGACAAAGAGTGGAAAGGCGTCGAGCCGCTTATCCATCGTGAGGAATTGATCGGATCGCGCTCTGCCGATACAAACGACTATTTCGCCGATCCTATCGCTATCATGGCCGCCGACCTCATCAAGAACCTGCCGGAGAAGAAAGAGGCGGCGAAACTGCTCGTAACGAACGATTCCGAGGGCGTGGACAAGGCGGCGAAGTACCTGACATGGGATAGTGCGCCGGAAAGCAAGAAGCAGGAAATCGAATGGTTGCAGAATCATATCCTTTCCAAGTCGTTCACCCCGAATATCTCACTCGATACGCTGAAATCGTTGAGCAATCTGTCGGGAAAGGCCCTGCGGACGGTGATGTTGCTTGCCGACATCAAGGCGGGCAAGATCAAGCGGGTGGTCGTCAAGGATATGTCCCGCCTGGGCCGCAACTATCTCCAAGTGGGAATGTATACCGAAATGGTGTTCCCGGAGTATGGTGTTCACTTCATCGCCGTAAATGACGGAGTGGACAGCATAAAGGGAGATAGTGAGTTCACCGCAATTCGCAATGTGTTTAACGAGTTTTACGCCCGCGACACTTCAAAGAAAATCCGGGCTGTCAAACAGGCAAAGGCGCAGAAAGGCGAGCGCGTCAACGGGCAAGTGCCTTATGGGTAC